GTTTTCATTTTTTTATTTTATTTAGAGATAATCTTTTCGTTTATGGTGATCAGGAACAATTCTACCAAGAGTAATAGTCAAAAGACCATCCTCAAAATCAACTGATCTAACTTCCGTATCATCAGAGAGCGTCCAGGAACGTGTAAATGACCGTTGAGCCAGACCCTTGTGGAGATAGTTTGATTGCGTTTCTTTATCTTCCTTCTGACCTTCAACGAAGAGTTTACCATCTTGAGTGTAGACATAGACTTCCTTTTTTTTAAATCCAGCAAGTGCAAGTTCAAGTCGTGATTCTACATTACTAACTTGAACAAGATTATAAGGTGGATAGTTTGTTGAAGTTTCGTGAAGACTAAAAATACGATCAAAATATTCATCCATTCCAATGCTGTTGCGTGTGATCCTATCCATCAGGGCAGGAAGATCCGACGCAGTAAATCGTGATGGGACAAGGTTAGTCATTATGGTAGCTCCTTTAAAAGCGAGTTTGTGTTGTGTGGACCCTTACGGCATCCACTATTAATTATACAAGATCATAAAAAAATCGGGATGTTATTTCCCGCACTTTTTTATTCGGTTTCTTGCCCTTTACCTTTCTTGCCGATATTATACTTTTGCTCCAAAATCCAATCTCCCTTATCTTTATAAGCAAGAACTTTGATTTGATTTAGAGGGGCAATATCAGTAACACTATCTTCTTTAACAACAGTAATCAATCCCCAATCAGCAAGAAGACGAACAATACGATTACGTCTTTGAACATCATTTACAGTAAGGTTTGCGTGTTTACCATCTAAAGCAAACAATTCTTTAAAGTGGACAATATAATATCTACCTTGCTTGTGAAGAATATGACAAGATTGATAAAGTTTTTTCTCCTTTCTTGATGCAACTCCGATGCGGGTTAAAGTCTCACGGACTTTCAGAAAGTCATCAGGTTCATTAAGAATTACCTCCACCATTTGGTCTTGAGACCAATTAACAGTAGGTTCTACCGTAGTAGTCATTTTGATCCTCCAATGTCAAGTCGTTGTTTAATAAAGTTGATTTGTTCTTTTGTCAGGATTTTCAGAGCTTGTGATGCTTTTTCATTACTATATCCATAGTATTGTTTTATACATTCTAAGTCTGTGACTTTATCCTTTCGGAGCCAGGGAGAAAATCTCTTCTTTTTCCTTAGACTATTTAGATAAAATGAATATTGCATATCTTTATCAAGATAATGCGCAATATTCATCTCATTTGCATACATTAGGCAATCAATATGACCAGACAAACAACGATTGATAATATATGGAGAATAATCTTTAATATTTTCTGAGAGATCTTCTTTTGTAAAGTTAATTGAATTTAACCAATCCTTGAGTTCAGACATAAAGAGCAATCTCCAAAGGATTAGTTTTTTCTGTGGGATAATTCGTAACTAAAAGTTCTGTTTTTACATTTTCATCAGTTCCCCTTTCTCCCCTGTGTGCCATTGAATATCTCAACTTCCATTCACGTAGATGATAGTCTTTATATAGTTCCAAAAGTCTATCATTTACATTATAAGTAATCATAAACTTATGAGGACACTTATAAACATTTTGAGCAAAAAGTTCGTGATCGAATGATTTGTGCATCTCCCTATTTTTTCCATAGAGAAAATCTTTAATGTCATAAGGTGGATCTAAAAACACAAAAACATCTTTTCCAGAAGCATTCATAACCTCAGAATAATCAATATTTGTAATCTTCCAATCTTTCATAAGTTTTGAATATTGTTTTAGTTTCTCAATACCAATAAAAGAAAAGTTAGAACGAGATGCAGTTGGAGAAAACGTACTGTTTTCAGTCAGTCCAGAAAAACTACATTTGTTTAAGATAAAAAAACTTGCTGCCCTATCTAAACCATCTTGGACATTGATGTCAACTTTAGTTTGATTGAAGAGTTCTTTATGTGCCGCATCTTTTTCATCCTGAGTTCCAAAGTCAGAAACTTTAGTTTTAATTTCTTTCAAAATCTCTGAAAGTTCTTCACCATTATCACGAAGTTGAACCCAAAAATTATAAAGAGGAATATACAAATCATTAATCCAAATTGGTACATCTGGATATGCTTGAGTTGTATAGAAGGCAACGGATCCACCTCCAATGAAAGGTTCTCGATATTCCTTAAAATCTTCAGGATACCAGGGAGCAAGGGTTTTAGTTGCTTTGGATTTGCCCCCAGGATAACGAAGACAAGTTTTCAACGGGAAAGTTTTTATACTCATTTAAACTCAACCTCACACATAATTTCAGTCAATGCCGCCAAAAGATTAATTTCTTGATCCGCAACAAAGGCAATCTGATATTGATACTTAGCAATAATAAGAACAGCAGCAGGAATAGAACCTGGAACAACTGAGTCGTAAAGTGCATCATAAACCCTACGAAGAATAACACCACTGTCATTATCAAGATTGGATACAACCCATTTACGTACTTCAGTGAAGTTCTTTTCCTTAAGATTCTTAAGAAGTTCATTTACAGAGATGTCTGAGAAAGATGCAAGAATTCCCGAGTCAATTTTTCCTCCCGCAGAATATCTTTGACACTCATTGAGGACTCTACGGAAGTCTGGGAAGTGTTTCGATACCAACTCCGCAAGAACTTTTGGATCATACTCAATCTTTTCCTGATCCAAAATCGTTTGGAGTCTCTTGAAAAATGATCCTGCAAGTTGTGCTTTTTGCTTTCCTTTGATAGTAAAGTCAATGACTGCACATCGAGAATGAAGGGGTTCAATGATTTTGTTTTTGTAGTTACAGGTGAAGATGAATCGGCAGTTGTTATAAAATGCCTCAATATTTGCCCGTAGAAGGAGTTGAACGTCGTTTCCTGTGTTATCAGCCTCATCGATGATGATGACTTTGTGTTTAGAAGATCCCGTAAGTGAAACGGTCGAAGCAAAGTTTTTTGCCTGGTTCCGTACAGTATCCAAGAAACGTCCTTCGTCGGATCCATTAATGACATAAAAATCTGCTCCTAACTCATTACATAATGCCTTTGCAATGGTTGTTTTACCAATGCCAGGAGGTCCAGCAAGAAGAAGATTTGGAATCTCTCCTTTCTCAACGAACTCCTTAAATGTTTTTTTAGTTTCATCAGGAAGAATGCAGTCATCAATCACTTGAGGACGATATTTTTCCACAAAAAGAAAATCACTTGCCATAATTTAGACCCAAGATGGTTTGCGTTCGGGCATACGAAGATAATTGGATGCAACCCAGGATTTAGATGCAATATATCTTTTGTATGCCTCAAATGTATCAATAGTATTATCATATTTCCATTCATCGGGCATAGCACGAGCAAATGGAGTTACATTTGTCAGTTTTCCTTTGGGAAACAAATAATATGCTTCCAAAAGAGTATTGTAGCACGAATGAGTGTTACCATAACGAATAGAATATTCGTCACAGAGATTCATTCCCCATTTGATTAACCAATAAGCATTATCAATTGTTTTTGCTGCCCACTGAGTACAAGGGTGATTACGAAAAGCACCTTTTTCAGTTGCGTAGGGATTGCCATCTGCTTTATGAACTGGACCATAATTGTGATACCACTTGGATGCCACGATGGATAACATCTGGCAACACTCAAGTGGCATTTTAACTATGTGTTTGTCGGGAAGACAAATAGCACTTTCAGCAGGAAATTGGTTTGTAACAAAAATATTCATCCAAATGTAGAATCAGGTTCCAGAGCAATATAATAGCAGAGATCGTGGTTCTTAGAAGTAAATCGTGATAAAAGTTTTTGTGACACAACTACTTCATAAGTTCCAGGAAGAATCTTAATATTCTCTACTTTGAAGTTGAAAACAAACTCAGAATTTGTTTCACCAACGACAATTGAAAAATCATTTGAAGTGTCATTCTTTTTGTCACGAACAACCAGTTTCACAACACCTGCTTCACCAACAGCAGAAATATCTGGAAGTTGATAGACTGCAGCAGCTTTCAAAAGTTTGTCAAGTTGCTCAGTGCTTAACTCAAAACAAACATCTTCACTAGGAAGATTAATTGCTTTATCTGGAGGGGTAATGATTACATTGGGATCAGCAAAGAAGTACTTAGAACGAGACTTTCCTTCTTTGATAACCACATATCCAGCATTACTAAAATCTAGTTCTGGAGTTTTATGTAAATTCAACCCATTGAGAAACTGATTCAAATCATAGATACCAAAATCAGTAGAAAACTCTTCTGAAATGGTTGCCTCTGCAAGAATATTCTTCATCACACTGATTGTGCGAAGTTTATTTCCCTGCTTAAAAAGAATGGATTGATTGATTGAAGAAAAGTTTTTTAGAACAGAGAGAGTCTTATCAGAAAGTTTCATAGTTTGATTTCGCAGTTTCATTATTAAATCCAGCAAAGTTATAAAGAAGAATGCCGTAATGAATAATCTTCAATGCATCAAGTTTAGACATTCCATCTTTTTTACCAAAACGAGAAGAATATTTGATGAGATTATCTCGACAAAAAGGAACACCATCACCAATTGCATCAATAATATCAAGAACTTGAACTTTTGAATTCTCCGATGCGTAATGAGAATTATAAGTACTCTTAATATAGTCTTCGACTGCCTTTAGTGTTTTATTTTCACCAAATTTCCAAAAGTTATTATCTGATATCTTAACACTAAAGGTAGGAGAAGTATTAAATGAAATATGATCTTCCCCAA